ATGACAGCATCTCAAAGAAGATATCCCCTTGATTGTTGACCTCTATCAATGTGACTGCTTGATATTGCTTGATGATGTCTGCTACCTTGTCAATGATCTTGGACCACTCATCATGCCGCCACCTACCAACATAGACCATCTGACCTCTCTCATTCAGTATTGTCAGCACTGTGTAGTCATCTGCCCTACCTATGTCTAGCCCAGCGTAGCACTTGCCACCTCTCTCCCATGTTCCAGCTGATTGCCTCACGTTCTTGAATAGTCCGGATGCATTGTCAATGAATTCAGCCATATATTCCTGTCTGAAGATATGATCAGGCAGTGATCTCTTTCTCTCCTCCAGCTCTTGTGGTGCAATCATTGGATTGTCATAGGATGTGAAGTGGATGTACTTGTATCTGTCATCATAGTTAGGCTGCATACACAAGGTATGAAAATGATTCTTGCCCTTTGGTGTTGATATGAAAATCACCTTCTTGCCCTTGACCATGACAGTTGCTGATAGGACCTCATTCCACAGCTCAGGTCTTGTGAAGGCCATCTCATCCACTACCATGAAGTGGAATGTATTCCCTCTGATATTGTCGGGCCGTTCACCACTAAAGAATTCTATTGATGATCCAAAGCCAGTGACCTTGAGATCTGACTTGTTGAATTCAAATAGTCCGCTGTTCTTTGTAGCTCTCTCAAGCTCTGCAAATACTTTCTTACCTTGCTTGTATACTGGTGTCACCCAAGCAATCTGTGAGCCTGGATGATTAATGGCCCAGTACAGAAGTTGATTGATTCCTAGTAAGGTCTTGCCAAACTGCCTACCAATATTCAGAGCATAGTATTTCTCGCTGCCTTGATTGATAGCATTGTGGATATGCCTCTGATTAGGATGAGGTTTGTAGCCTTTGATAGTACTCATTCATCAAAGTCAAAGTTATCAACATTCCTAGTCTCAACTTGCTGCCGATCATGCATGCCGAATTTGTTCTTTGCATAGAATATTCCTTTGCCTTCATTGGCCACAATATCCTTGCCTAGAGCTATGAATTCACCATCAATATTTTTTATAGTGTGCGATTTGTCTTTGTTCTCCCTCAACCAATCATACCATGTTCTCCTTGCAATTAGTTTCATTCCTAATTTCATTGGAATCCAAATCAATAAAAAATAATCTATAGTAGGAATTTGCCTATCAGGTACATCCACTACCTTACCACTGCCAGCTACATGTGGTTTAGTTTTATTGAGGCATTCTTGAACATATTCATATCCAAGGTCCTCCAGTTGATCAACTACCTCTTGAGAATATGCCATTATTTCAGTTCATTAATTTTAGATTCTGCCCATGTCTTTGCTGCCTTACCACCCCACAGAAGGTAGGAGATGTATCCACAATCTTCAGGTGTACCATTTTCATAGTAAGTCTCAGCTCTTGATAGATAGCTTATCATTCTTTTGATTGTATCAATTGATAGCTTTTCTCTATTGCTGAGCTGCTGTGCTCTGACCTTTTTCACTTGTGTTGCACATCTGTTGCCTTGCTTCTCATTCAGCTCTATCCCTCGTCTAGCATTGTTCACTACAGCATCAGGATAGTCATTATAGCTATCTTGAAATTCTTGCTTTGCTCTTTGCCATGATGACTTGCATACTGGATAGCGTTGAGTAGATGGATATTCTTCTGTCATCTTCTCATCAGCCATGCATCTAGTTATGAATTCATTCTCTGACTCTGCTGGTCTTGGTTTAGGTATTGGCATTACTTGCAGTATTTAGTGTAAAATGTATAGGGCACCACCTTCATCTTTGCCAGGATCCATATCAGTGGCCTATAGGCTTTGAAGTTGTACTTCTCATATTTGGCTCTGTCACCTTTGCGAAGGTTAATTAGTGCATTTATTTTGGATTCGTATTCTCCCAGCTTAGTCATATCAAACTCTGGCTTAATATCGAATAGCTCTCTAGCTTGTTGCTTTGTCAATCTGCCTGATCTGACTTGTGCAGAAAGGTATACTATTCTCTTATCAATGCCAAATTTATTAGGCAATAGAAAGCTACCTACAAACTCAGTGTAAACATTCTCACAATGCTTGCCGCCATAGTCTTGCCATTGAATCAGTCGTTTCATTTCTAGCTCCATTGTCTCTCTATCGAATCCATAGTGGAATGGTCTTACATTCTTGATTCCTTTCAGTGCATAGTAAAGTTGATCCTTGAATGTGAATAGTGGATAATTAGTTAGCTCCGCTTGTGTATATGCCTTGTAGACTGATCTGATGTATTTAGCATCCATGTAGGTCCATGATGCTGGTGTTGATCCCTCAGTCCTGAAGTCATGACCATTGAGAATGTACTTGATCTTGTACTTGTGTGCAGTATCGTACATCAGCTTTGTCATTGCTATGTCATTAGGGATATCTGCATCCGGAAGTCCAGCGTAAAGGAATGCTTCATTCAGCTTGTCATATTCTGACTTGTTCACCTGGTAAGTGATTGCATCCACATTCAGCTTCTTGATGAGCTGCTGCATATTGTGCACAGCTTGTGGTGCATTCCAGTTGTTATCGAAGTGAATGACTAGCGGCTTGAGGCCCCAGTAACGTACAGCAGTGTACAGTAGCACTGAGCTGTCAAGTCCTCCACTGATGCCCATGATGCAATCGTATTTATCACCATAGCCATGCTCTCTGATTCTGTTGATAACTCCATTGAGCTCTTCAGGATTTGACTGTTGCTGTAGCTCATCATGTAGATCACAATAGTTGCATTGCTTACTACCTATGACAGCGAAGTCAGAAGTGAATAGGCATCTTTTACATTCTTTTTTCATGTTATAATTATTTGAAAATAGCTTTCGTTTGTATTGACCATGTGTATATTGTAATCAGCAAAGTCTATAGGATTAATATTGTACCAAATATGTTCAGCATCACAATCTTCAGGCTCATCCAGTGGCAAAGATAACACAAGATATTTACAATGCTTCTTGCATTTGTCAATCACCTCAAATGGATTCTCAAGATGTTCTAGTGTTTCTGCAATGATAATCACATCGTATTGACTGGATGGCTCATCTGTTCTGATATCTAGCAGCTGAATGTGATCAGCTTTGTCAGCAGCTTTGTTGACAGCTATCATTGAGAAGTCTGATGCAGTATATATGCAATCAAACTTACTCTTCAGATATTCAGCTCCTATGCCAGTGCCACATCCAATCTCTAGGATAGTCTTGAATTTTATGTGGTTTAGGATCTCAGACAGTTGCTCATAGATTATCAGCCTATCCTCCTCAATATCAACACCAGCATAATAATCATCCCAAAATACCATGCTGTTGGTGTTTATTTTATCCTTTACTCTCCGCATAGTTCATTTTGTAAATCATATATCTCAGGGAATGACTGAAGGAATGCAATCTGTTCTTTGCCGGTGATGCGTTCACTCTTTAACTTGCCAGTCCAATGATCCTCAAATTTATGTTTGTTCTCCCACTTATCTGTACTGATTGACAAGAATTGTATCTCATCTGCATCGAATATACCAATAGATGCATCACTGATGATTGCTCTGAGCCACATGGCCCAATCAAGTCCGCTGTTCAATCTCTTGTCAAATGGCTGCCAGTTGATCTTGTCAAGGAATCTATTTGATAGCATTCTGCCAATACCTATAGGCTCATAGGATCTTGGTCCTTTGCCGTATCCAGTCCAGTTGACAAGTCTGATCTTATCATCCACATCAATGAAGTGACATCCTAGCTTTCCTACCATGTCAAACTCTTTGAGCTTATCTTCAGCCTCCTTGATGTAATTATCTGACACCCAATCAGAAGAGCCAACAAATAGCACCCCAGTAGGATTGTATTTCTTAGCTGCCATAAATCCAGCATTCCACTTCGCACCTAGTGGATCATTGGATATCTCTATCCACTCGGCACCTAGCTTGATGCACAGCTCCTTATCTTCAGGATCATGGCCCATGCAAATGACTTTAACTCCAGCATTCTGAAGTCTTGTGATTGTGATCTTGAGCAGTGGCCTTCTGCCATTCACTGGAATAGGAGCTACAATCATGATTTCAATGCATTAAGTAGGTCAGCTTTCTTTGGTGCTGCTCCTAAGTTTAGTCCTCTATCTTTTGCCAGTGCCTTCATATCATTGTAGCTCATGCTCTCATAGTTATATTGTTTTGTTCCAATAAACTGAATCTTAGCTGGTTTAATCTCTGCGTTGATGTTCTCTTGAATGTGAGCTGTTATATCTCTCATTGCATTCCGCAGGCATGTGCCACATCTTTTATTGAGCACAATATTCTTGTTTAACTTGAGCCACATGGACAGCTCCTCTTTTAGCTCTTCATTCAGTGCAAAGGATCTTGTCTTCATAAATCTCTGCACCTGGCTCATCAGCTCATTTGATATCATGGCTTCATAATTTTAAGTAGTTTCTTTTCTAAGGCTGTGCCTTTTATCTTTCTTCTCAGCTCTCTGCTATTGTGTAGCTCACGAAGTAGTATTGCACCAATCATGGCAAAATACTTGTCTTGATCAGTCATTGCTTGCTCTCCCATGATTGTATAATATCAGCTAATAAATATGTGATGAATGCTATGCCAACAGTGTGCCAGTCATACATCAGTAATAAGATTACTGAAGTCCAAAAGGATAGGCAGCTCCAGCAGTTTAGTGGTTTAAGATCAGGCAGTTCAAAGGTCATCATTGCTCTTGATATCCCTAGGCTCGCCAGTATGAATAGAATATAAATCATTTTTGAATTGTTTTATTGCACCATGAATGACTCTGAGAGGCAGATTTGTTTCTGCTTTGATATCTCTATAAGTCATCCCATACAGATGCATCTTAGTTAGTTCTTTACAAAATAGCTCTTGATCATCTTCAGGAGACTTCTGCATGTAGTTATCAAGATAGCATTGATATTCTGATAGGTCATCATCTTCTGTCTCTTTGAAGGCAACATCTGTCTCGAATGGGAGCAGACGTATTGGGGGATTGAATTTCTTGTTGAATTCACTGCCAGGCCATTTCCACTGATTATATGCAAATCTTGCAAATGTTCTTGGAAGATCGGCATCTTGGATCTCGTACTGACTGAGTATGATGAATACATCTGAGACAAGGTCACGGTATAGCTCTGAGCCTCCAGTGATCTTGATAGCGATATTGTATGCCTCCTTATTCCAAAACACATCCCGAAGTTATTAAATATTTGAATACCTCATTGATAAATTGTTCTGATACTGGCTTGCTATTACAAAACCTCCACAGCTGTGCATAGTTCAAATCACTATCTTCTGACAGATGAGTCAGCTTGTAACGAGAAGAAAGCCTCTTGTGAAGCTCTCCTCTCATCCAATCACTTAGGCTCACATCAGAAGGGAAGGTCATCTTCAAACTCATCTGCTGCTGACTTTATTTTATCACTTGTATTCTGCAATACTGGTGATGGTGCTGGAGCTACCCATGGCTCTTTGATTGCTGCACTCATGTACTTAACTCCTGATTGAGCTGTCTTCACCCATAGTGAGATCTCAAGCTCCTTGCCTTCTACATTGATCTTGCCTCTGTAGTCAGGCTGATTGTCGGCAGTCTTCTTATCGTTTTTGAAGATTGTTCCAGTGTTGATTTTCTGTTCCATACTTATTTGTTTCTATAGATTAAATTAATTACCAGTACCCATAAATTTTCGCCTGGTTTCCAAGTCCTCAAGGATTTGATCCAGCTTTGCAGACACCTCATGATATTCCTCATTTGTCAAAGGTATTAAAGAAATTTGAGTAAAGTAAACCCTCCAATACATTGATTCAGACTTGATATCATACACATGCTCTTGTATTACTTCCATCATTTATTGTTTAGCTTGTTAATATACTGCACATAGAATTCTGATGCATGTCTGAGTCTTTCTAGCATTGCCAGCTCAAGCTCAATGTCACGTTCATATCTGATAACTGTGATACGTTTTGCTGCATCAATATGGTCCACTCTATGCAATGACATGTTATCCCACTGATTAAGCAGTCCAAAATCATTGTTTGGATCTGTTGACACCATGCAGTAGATCAGTTCAAATGATGGCCTATCATACAGATACATGTAGGCTCTGCCTTGCCATTCATAAAGTGACTCATCACCATCCTCTGCTGTTGCTGGCCATGTCTCAAGTGACCAAGATGTCTTGATGTCAATGATAGTATCATCCAGTAGGATGTCGCATTCACCAGTCATCAGCTCAGTTTCTAGTCTGACCTTGTTCTTTTTGTAGTCAGTGAATCTGACTGCATTGACTAGATCAATACTGTCTTGCTCTTGCTCAATGCCCTTGATAATGTACTTGTTATTCAGCTCAATATTGTAGCCGTAGAAGTCTTGCTTTGCAATTGACTTGATGTAACTCTTTGCTGTTTCTGATAGGACCTCTGACTTGCTTCTAGCGTTTGTCATGATCTTACCTATGCTTGATGGATGCCATTTCATATTTCAAAGTTTTGTTTGATGTAATCTTCTGAATTCTCATAGCCTTCTGACTTGTACTTGCCATCAATATAGGCTGTCATTATCTCTAGCTTGGCTTTCTGATAGAAGTTTTTTATCCATTCTGATCTGAGATCGTCACTAATTAAAATCCATTCATCACTCTGCATGAATTCTACCATCTGTTGTATTGCCATTGGTCTCATAGTCTTGCCTCCTGATCTTTAGTTAATAGATAGTTTGTTCTCAACTCCTCAGCTGTATACTCACCTCTTGCAATCTTGGCCAGTGCCCTACCAAATGCCTCATCTGTAAGTGATGTCTTAGCTGCTGGCTTTGGCTCTTCAGTTGCCTTAGATGCTGCCTTGCCATCATCATCTGTTGCTGCCAATGATAGGATGCTAGTCAATGTGTACCTGCGATAGTAACTGATGGCACTACCTAGCTGCTGGGGATTCTGTAAGTCAGGCAGTTTCATCATTGATTCTACATGTTCACCAGTGTCAACATCTATAATCTTGGTGTAGACCATTTGATCAATGATAGGCTGCATGATGATCAGTCCATTATCCATCAGGATATTCTCACATGCATCTAGTACAGCATTGAGATCTGCGTATCTTGAATGATGACTCTGAGCATTCTTGTGGACCTTGCCGATTGCCAGCTTTGCGTTATGCAGTTTTTTGTACATAGGTACCGGAGCTGCACTCTCCTTTTCTTTAACTGTTGCCATAATTTGTGGTATTAAATTTCAACAAATATAATTATTATTTTGAGATAAACAAATCAAACCATTGAATAAATTCATCAAATGACTTAACTATTAGATATGTTCCTCCAGCTTTCTCTATCATTTCTTGATATCTTATCTGTGCTTCAGACTGTCTATCCTTGCCATACTTAATCTCAATCTTAACTGATCTGCCATTAATTGTGGCTGATATGTCAGCAGATCCCTTTGTACCAGTTCCTTTGGTCCACTTGCCCGGCATCTGTCTTGTTCCCTCACCTACCTTCAGCTTTGCTCCTTGCCTCCACATTCCAGTAGTATTGATTCTTTCAGCTTGATAGCCTGATAAGTTGATGAATGAAACCACTGATTTAGTTAGAGCATTAGCTGATGAGTCGGCCCACTTAGTCTTTGCCAGTGCGAATTCAGGCATTGATGGATACTTCTCTTTTAGATGTGCTGTCTCAAGATCAATGAGTCTTTGTTTATTTTCCTTGTTCATAAATTCTATCTAGTGTTAATGTTTTACCTGGTGCTAAAGTTGTATCCCTTGCCCAGTCTTCTGCGTTTACAAATGTAAATTTGTGCTGTTCAGCTGGTACTACTCTCTTCTGCTCTGACAATTTACTGATGAATAGGGCAAATATTGTAGACCAAGCTAGGATCATGATGATTGATATTTGTTTCATTCTTTCTCTAGTTTTTTAACCCAGTTCTGAATTGTCCTCCTAGATACTTCAAGGATCTCAGATGCTGTGGTGCGATTAATAT